GCATATTTGGAAGTTCTAGCGGATGGCAGACCAAAATCTTAGAGTAAATATCACAGCCTTTGACAAGACGCAGCGAGCTTTTGCGTCTGTCCGGGCTGGGCTTGGCAAAGTCAAATCATCTGTTTTTAACGTCCGCAACGCTGTCGTCGGACTTGGCGCAACGCTTGCCCTTAAACAGTTCGCGGGTCAAATTGACGACCTAGCTAAAGCCAGTGGGCGTCTTGGGCTTACTGTTAACGAATTGCAGTCTTTGCAGTTCGCTGCGGGTCAAACAGGCGTTTCATCCGACGAGCTTACCAAGGGTCTTGAGCGTTTCAGCCGAAGCATTGGCGAAACCGCGCAAGGCATCGGGTCTGCCAAAGAAGAATTTGAACAGCTTGGCATTAGCGTTAAGAACGCAGATGGCTCACTAAAACCAACCACGACCCTGCTGAACGAGGTTTCTGATGGCCTTAAAGATGTAAGTGACCCAGCCGAGCGCGTGCGTATCGCATTCGACCTGTTTGGTCGCTCTGGTGTCAAACTAATCAACACGCTCAAGGGTGGGTCTGATAGCCTTACAGAACTGCGCGACCGATTTAATGACATCACGATTGCGCTGACAGAAGACCAAGCCAAAGCGGTCGAGCAAGCTAACGATGGCTTTGACAGACTTGGAAAGACGTTTGTTTCCTTTGGACAGTCTATCACTGCCACGGTCTTGCCGGGCATCCAGCACGTTGCAGAGGCGTTCACGGTTCTGGGTTCGCTTGCTATTGCGGGTGTAATAGATGAGGTCAAGACTTTTCGCAACGGTCTTATCACTTTAGGTCAAAACCTTGGGTTCTTGGAAGACGCCCAAAGGTCAGCAATCAACGAAGGCACATCTGCGCGGTTGCGTGAGATTGCCGAGAGCTACGCACTTGCATCTGGTCAGGTAAGCAACTTGGCAGACAATGTCAAAAAAGTTGGCGAAGAAGCCGCGCCTGCCGAAAACGCTCTTGCTAAACTGTCTAAAACAGCAGAGACAACTGGCGAGAAGTCGGCAAAAACTGTGGCGTCTAGCTTTGGCGACACGTTTAAAGCCATCGCGGAGGGAACGAAAACCGCCTCGGCTGCTTTTACTGACATGGCAAGCACTATAATTTCACGCCTTTTCGATATTCTGGTTGTTGAGAGAATGGTGCAAAGCATTGCGGGTAACCTTAAATCCACAAAACTATTTGGCGGCGCACCAGCTACACCCCCAAAGGGTAATGCCATCGGCGGCTCAGTCCAACGCGGCGTCCCCACAATCGTCGGCGAGCGCGGCGCAGAGTTATTCGTGCCAGCGTCATCGGGCAGCATCGTGCCAAACAACAAAATGGGCGGCGGCGGCGGTGTCACTGTAAATCAAACGGTAAACATCAGCACGGGTGTTGCACAGACTGTTCGTGCCGAGATGGTTCAACTGCTGCCACAGGTCGTCAACGCTGCTAAAGCTGGCGTTCTCGACGCTAAAAAGCGCGGCGGCGCATACGGGAGCGCATTTTAAATGGCTATCACTTACCCACTAGCTTTACCAACGACCAAAGGCATCCGCGCTATACGTCTGGTTGCAAAAAATTCGGTTGGCGTAAACACAAGCCCTTTCACATTTTCGCAGCAGGTCTATAAGCATCAAGGCCAAATCTGGAAAGCGGAGGCGTCTTTGCCGCCCATGACCCGCGCCGAGGCCGAGGAGTGGTTCTCGTTCTTGGTTAAGCTGAACGGTCAATATGGCACGTTCTTGCTAGGCGACCCACACGCAGCACCACGCGGTTCGGCAGCATCAACGCCCGGCACGCCAGTTGTTAACGGTGCAAGCCAAGTCGGTTCGACCCTAGCGGTTGACGGGTTGCCAGCCAGTGCCACAGGCTACCTAAAAGCTGGCGACTATATCCAGCTAGGCTCTGGCGCAACGGCTCGTTTGCACAAGGTTTTGAACGATGTCGACACAAACGGGTCGGGCGAGGCCACGTTGGACATTTGGCCAGACCTACGCTCGTCGCCTGACGACGACAGCGCAGTCGTGGTTTCAGATGCGGTTGGAAACTTCCGCCTATCAACAAACGAAATCGGCGTCGATATCAACGAGATTGAGCTTTTTGGAATTACATTCGCTGCTATTGAGGCACTGTAATGGCCAGAAGTGTAACAGCCGCCCTAAACAACCAACTCACAGCAATCGAGCTTGAGCCGTTCTTTCTTATCGACCTAGAGTTTGATGGCGGCACACTTTATTTCTGGACAGGCATTCGACCGCTAACATGGAATGGCAACGAGTATATCGGCGCGGGAAACCTTATCGGCATCTCACAGATAGCTGAGACCGCCGAGGTTCGCGCTGTGGGCGTTACTCTAACGATGTCGGGCTTCCCTGCCGAAATCATATCCATCGCTCTCTCTGAGGCTTATCAAGGCCAGCCAGTTAAGATACGCTTTGGCGCAATGTCGTCTGATGCCGTTGTCGCTGACCCCTATCTAATTTTTGACGGTCGCATGGATGTTATGACCATCGACGACAGTGGCTCCACCGCCACCGTTAGCATCTCGGTCGAGAGCCGACTGATTGACTTAGAGCGTCCAAGGTTGCGCCGATACACGCCCGAAGACCAGAAGACCAACTTCCCAAATGACACTGGCATGGATTTCGTGCCGACTATTCAGAACGTGGCTATTCAGTGGGGTAGGTAATGCAACGCGTTGACGGTTGGGAAATTAAGCTGGAAGACGCCCTGCAAGACGCAGCATCGAAGCCATACATCATGGGCAAAACCGACTGCTTTTTATCGACAGCCAACGTGGTTCAATCGGTAACAGGCGAAGACATTATGGCGGATTGGCGTGGCGACTATAAGACACTCAAGGAAGCCGCAAGGATTATCAAAGCCGCAAGCTACGAAAGTGCGGTTCACTGGCTGGACAATGTAACGGATGGACGGGTCGCAGCCAGCAAGGCTAGGCGCGGCGACATAGTTGCAACGCAAACAGACCGCATAATTCCCTCGTTGGGTATTTGTGCAGGCGACAAAGCAGTGATTTTCGTGCATGATGTGGGTGCGGTCTTTGTGCCGATGAACACAATCGAAGAAGCGTGGCGGATATAATATGGGCGATAAGGTAGAAGATGTAGTCAAGGACGTTGTTATCACGGCGGCGTCGATTTACTTTACTGGCGGCGCAGCATCATGGGGAACCGCCTTTGCAGGCGCGTCTGCGTTGACTGCGATTAGTTATGCTGGTGGAGCTTACGATGGTATTGATGCGCCTAAGTCTCTGACAGGCGAGGTCGAAGGCCGAGAGAGAAACATCAAGCTGCCAACGCAGGCACGGCGCACAATATATGGCCAGAATAAGGTCGGCGGCACTGTGGTGTTTCTCGAGACATCGGACGACGACAAATATTTGCACATGGTTCTGGCTATCGCCGACCACGAGGTTGAGTTCATTCCATCCAGTCTCTATTTAAATGACGCTAACGTTGGGGTTGCCATCAACGGGTATGATGCAAACCTCGTTGCTCGCTACGTTCCTTTTTCGTTTGATTGGACGTTGTTTGGTCAGCCGAGGAATGATAGCCCATTTTGGGATGGCACAAACCCGCTTGCGCGGTTTAAATATCACGATGGAACTCAGACAATCGCTGACGCTGACCTAGTGGCGGAAACAAGTGCCGACGAAAACTTTGTGCTAAATGGCGTTGCCTATATCTATGCTCGGTATGAATGGGATGTGGACGCATACCCGAATGGCATCCCAGCCCTGACGACCATAGTCAAAGGCAAAAAGGTCTTTGACCCACGCGATGACACGACTGCTTATTCAGAGAACCCAGCACTAATTTTGCGCGACTACCTGACTTCAGACATTGGGCTTGGCTCAACTGCCGCAGAAATTGACGACGATGCCGTTACAGCCGCCGCAAATATATGCGACGAGACGGTGACGCTTGAGAGCGGCACAGAGAAGCGTTTTGAGGCGAATGGTGTGATAGATTCGGACAAAGCACCAAACACGGTTTTGCCACGTCTGCTGACATCTATGATTGGTGAGTGCATATATACAGATGGCAAGTGGGTGATGCTGGCGGGTGCTTACAGAAGCCCGACCATCACGCTAGACGAAGACGATTTGGCAGGGTCTATATCGGTGCAAACTCGTGCCAGCCGCCGGGACAGTTTCAACACTGTGAAGGGCATATTTGTTTCGCCGCAGGACAATTTCCAGCCGACCGATTACCCTGAAATCACAAACGCCACTTATGTCACCGAAGACAGTGGCGAAAAGGTATCGACCGAGCTAGACCTGCCATTCACGAGCAGCAACACAATGGCGCAACGCATCGCGAAGATACATTTGGAGCGCGGTCGGCAACAGTTGATTATTTCCTACCCAGCCAAGTTGACCGCGTTTGTTTTGCAGGTTGGCGACACCGTAATGGTGACCAACGCACGGTTCGGGTTCTCGTCGAAAGTGTTCGAGGTTATCGAATGGTCGCTGGCGGTGAATCAAGGTGATGGCTCGACATCATATGGCGTTGACCTTGTGTTGCGTGAGACTGCTGCTGGCGTTTACACATGGGCAAGCAACGAGCAAATCGCGTTCGACCCTGCGCCTAACACCACACTGCCATCGGCCTTTTCGACCTCTGGCGTAGGGATTGCTATTAGCGAAGAGCTTAGAATTGCGAACCAAAAAGCAATCGCAGTGATTACCGCAACTTTGAGCGGCGGCGGAAACTTCCGCGAACAATACGAGGTGCAGTTCAAGAAAAGCACTGACACAGAGTTTACATCTCTCGGGCGTTCCAATGCCAAAATCTTTGACATATTAGACGTGGAAGATAACGTAACGTATGACATACGCGCTCGCTCCATCACTGGCCTTGGCGTTAGAAGCGCGTTCACAAACATCTCGCACCAAGCGGTCGGAAAGACTGCGCCGCCTGCCAATGTTACTGGCCTACGCGTTAACGTGGTGGGTAGCGAGGCGCATTTATCTTGGGACGCAGTGGCCGATTTAGACTTGAGCCATTACCAAATCCGCTTCTCAAAAGACACGACATCTCCATCGTATCAAAACGCCTCGACGTTAATCCAAAAGATTACCGCCACGAGCATTGCCGTGCCTGCAAGAACTGGCACATATTTCGTCCG